GTAGATATGGGATACTCTCTAAGTCTGGTGCCGATGCGAAGAAAATGTTTACTGATAAAGTTGTACCTATATCAATAAATTATCCTTTCTTCTTTAAACCTATACAAGATGGTATGGATCGTCCAAAATCTGAACTTGCGTATAGGGTTCCGGCTAGTAAGTTTACTCGTAAAAAAATACAGAGTAACGAGCAACTTGAGGAGATCGCGGGTCTTGACACCACTATTGACTGGAAGAATACTGGCGATAATAGCTACGACGGTGAAAAGCTAAATTTACTAGTACACGACGAGAGTGGTAAGTGGGAAAGGCCTGATAACATATTAAACAACTGGCGAGTTACTAAAACCTGTTTAAGGTTGGGTAGTAGAATCGTTGGTAAGTGCATGATGGGTTCAACCAGTAACGCGCTTGATAAAGGTGGGGATAACTTTAAAAAACTATACAATGATTCTGACGTATCAAGACGAAATGCTAATGGACAAACGAAGTCTGGCCTTTATTCTCTCTTTATCCCAATGGAATGGAACTATGAAGGATTTATTGACGAATACGGACTTCCAGTCTTTGATAGTCCAGGTGATGATGTACGATATGGACCAGACGGTGAATTAATAGACGTAGGTGTTATTGAGCACTGGGATAATGAAGCTGCGGGATTAAAAGACGATCAAGATGCGTTAAACGAGTTTTACAGACAATTCCCACGTACTGAAGAGCACGCGTTTAGGGATGAGACAAAAAATAGTATATTTAACTTAATAAAAATATACGAACAAATAGATTACAACGAGGGTAGTAGATACAACTCTCATACCACGACTGGTAGTTTTGGATGGGTTAACGGAGTTAAGGATACTGAAGTTATATTTTATCCAGATCCTTGCGGAAGATTTAATGTAACGTGGGTGCCGCCATCCCACTTGCAAAATAAACAGATAATAAAAAATGGAGTTAAATACCCGGGTAACGAGCATATTGGGGCTTTTGGTTGCGACAGTTATGACATTAGTGGTACTGTTGATGGCCGCGGTTCGAAAGGTGCTTTACACGGACTAACAAAATTTTCTATGGAAGACGCACCGTCAAGTACGTTTTTCCTAGAGTATATAGCGAGACCACAAACCGCAGAGATGTTCTTTGAGGACGTTCTAATGGCATTAGTATTTTACGGGATGCCTTTACTCGCGGAGAACAATAAACCGAGATTATTATATTACCTACGCCGTAGAGGTTACAGAGGTTACAGTATGAACAGACCAGATAAAAGCTGGAAAAAGCTTTCCACAGCAGAAAGAGAGGTGGGTGGCATACCAAATTCAAGTGAAGATATTAAACAAGCCCATGCTGCGGCAATTGAAATGTACATTCAAAACCACGTGGGCCACGTTGGCGATGGTAATTATGGTACAATGTATTTTAACGAAACGTTGAACGATTGGGCTCGGTTTGATATAAACAAAAGAACTAAACATGATGCGTCGATAAGTTCTGGTTTAGCTATCATGGCTTGCAACAGACATTTATACGCGCCAAATGCAAAAACAGAAAGATCACCTTTGAATTTAAATATAGCTAAATACGATAATAAAGGGTTTACATCCCAAATAATTAAATAAAGCATGGCTGAGTCAGTATATGTTAATTTTCCATCACAGGCGGTTCCTGATCTAGAAAAAATGAGTTCACAGTATGGACTCAAGGTGGCTAGAGCAATAGAACAAGAGTGGTTTAAAGACACGCATAGCAATAGATATAGAAACACACAACATAAGTTTCGCGATCTTAGGTTGTACGCGAGAGGCGAGCAGTCTGTACAGAAGTATAAAGACGAACTATCTATTAACGGTGATTTATCTTATCTAAATTTAGATTGGAAGCCGGTACCAATTATACCTAAATTTGTAGACATAGTAGTTAACGGTATGTCTGAACGCATGTTTAATGTGAAGGCGTACTCTCAAGACCAGTACGGCGTAGAAAAGCGTACCGAGTACATGGAATCTATGATGAGGGACATGGATACCAAGGTGTACAACGACCAAGCGGCAAAGATGTTTAATATGGATCTTTACGAAAATAGTAAAGAAGAGTTGCCAGATACTAAAGAAGAATTAGAGTTACACATGCAGCTTAATTACAAACAAGCTGTAGAAATTGCTGAAGAGCAGGCTATTGATGTTTTGCTAAAAGGCAACAACTACGATCTAGTTAGACGTAGAATGCTATATGATTTAACCGTATTAGGAATAGGTTGCGTAAAAACAGGTTTCAACTGGAGTGAAGGAGCAACGGTAGAGTACGTCGATCCAGCTAATTTAGTTTATTCGTACACGGAGTCTCCGTATTTTGAGGATGTATATTACATAGGTGAAGTTAAAACTATCCCTATTAATGAGCTAGCTAGAGAGTTTGATAATTTAAGCGAGAGTGATCTTAAGGAAATTCATGATAATTCCACTAGAAGATATGGAGTTACTAGAAAAATAAAAGAGTCAGACAACAATAAGGTTCAAGTTTTATACTTTAACTATAAAACATACATGAACGATGTTTATAAGGTAAAGGAAACTAAAACTGGCGGATACAAGGCTATAGAAAAAACAGATCAATTTAATCCACCCGAAGACAAGCAGGAGGGTTACAGCAAACTTCAAAGAGTTGTAGAGGTTGTTTTTGAGGGAGCGATAGTGTTAGGCACAGACAAACTATTAAAGTGGTGTAAGTGCGAGAATATGATGCGTAATAAATCTGATTTTAATAAGGTCAAGATGAACTACAGTATTGTAGCTCCAAGAATGTACGAGGGACGTATAGAGTCTTTAGTTGGTAGAATAACAGGTTTTGCCGACATGATTCAGCTAACCCATTTAAAGTTGCAGCAAGTGATGTCGCGTATGGTACCTGATGGAGTGTATCTTGATGCGGATGGTCTTGCTGAAGTTGATTTAGGTAATGGCACCAACTACAATCCGCAAGAAGCCCTTAACATGTTCTTCCAAACAGGTAGTGTAATTGGTAGGTCGTTTACTCAAGATGGTGAGCAAAATCCTGGTAAAATACCTATTCAACAAATATCCAACGGTCAAGGAGCTGGTAACAAACTGCAGGCATTAATAGGTAACTATAATTACTACTTGCAAATGATCCGCGATGTAACGGGTCTTAATGAGGCGAGAGATGGCAGTATGCCTGATCCAAAGTCGTTAGTTGGTATTCAAAAACTAGCTGCAGCGAACTCAAACGTGGCAACTAGACATATATTACTTGGGTCTATGTTCTTAACTGCTGAGGTTGCAGAAGCTTTATCGCTTCGTATATCAGATATATTAGAGTACTCACCAACAGCAGATGCGTTTGTTCAATCAATAGGCGCTCATAACGTGGCTACATTAAAAGAAATGAAAGAACTATATCTATACGACTTTGGTATATTTATAGAGCTAGAACCTGATGAAGAAGAAAAACAACTACTTGAAAACAACATACAGACTGCTTTAGCTCAACAATTAATAGATTTAGACGACGCTATAGACATACGCGAAATAAGAAACGTAAAACTAGCAAATCAACTATTAAAAATAAAGAGAAAGAAAAAGCAGGAACGTGATCAAAAAATCCAACAAGAAAATGCGAAGGCCCAGGCAGACGCGAATGCACAGGCTCAACAAGCCATTGCTCAAGCTGAGATGCAAAAAAATCAGGCAAAAGCTCAAGCGGACACGCAGCTAGAACAAGTTAAGGCTCAGTCAAAATTAGCGCATCTTCAAGAAGAGGTGAGACTCAAAAAAGAGCTCATGCAATTTGAATTTGATTTAAATCAAAGCCTAAGAAACCAAGATCGCATAGAGAATAGAAGTTTAGAAAGTATGAGAGAGCAGGGCAAGGATAGGAGAGAAAAAATGAAAGCGGACACTAAAAGATTTGAATCTTCAGGTAATGATATACTTGGAGGCGGAATGGGTTTAGATAAATTTAACCCACAAATAGGTAATTAATTATATAATATTTTATCATGGAAAATAACCAAACAGACCTTGAGGACGTAATCCAAGAGGTCGAAAACGAAACACCACAAGAAGAGGTTGTAGCGGAAGAAGCTGCGCCTCAAGAGCCAGAGGTTGATCTTGAAAAATTTGAAAGTAAAGACGACCCTGATGTTATTAAAGTAGATTTAAGTAAACCACCAACTAATGAAGTTGAAGAAAGTAAAACTAACGACCCAGGAGTGGTTAGAGTCGATGAAAGTCCCGAGCCCGCACAAGAACAAGAAGAAGTACAACCGCAAGGAGAAGTACAAGGAGAAGTACCAGTACTAGAGGAGGTTAGCAACGCTGCCGAAGAGCTTGCGGAAGAAGCGGTTGAAGCTATAGAAGAAGCTCAAGCAACTGGTAAAGCACTTCCAGAAGGCGTGCAAAAGCTAGTTGATTTTATGCAAGATACTGGTGGAGATCTTGAGGATTACGTAAGACTTAATAGAGATATTGAGTCAATTGACGATCAAGACGCATTACGCGAATACTACAAAAGTACTAAACCTCATTTATCTCAAGAAGAAGTAGATTTTTTGATGGAAGATCAATTTGCCTACGATGAATCAATAGATGATGAGCGTGATATAAAGAGAAGAAAATTAGCCAGAAAAGAGCAAGTTGCTGAGGCTAAAGCCTACTTAGACGGGCAAAAGTCTAAATACTATGAAGAAATTAAAGCTGGAAGCAAGCTCACGCCTGAGCAGCAAAAAGCAATTGATTTCTTCAACCGATACAACAAAGAGTCGGAGCAGAAGCAAAAGTTAACAGAACGTCAAGTTTCTGAGTTTCAAAAAAAGACCGATAAGGTTTTTAACGACAAGTTCAAAGGTTTTGAATATAACGTCGGAGAAAAGAAATATAGGTTCAACGTTAATAATGTAGATCAAGTTAAACAAAACCAAAGTGACATTAACAATTTCATCAAAAAGTTTTTGAATGAGCAAAACACGTTAGAGGACGCCAAAGGTTATCACAAAAGCTTGTATACTGCAAACCATGCTGATGCAATCGCTCAACACTTTTACGAACAAGGCAAGGCAGATGCTATAAAAGAAAGCGTAGCTAAAGCCAAAAACATTAACACAGACCCAAGATCATCTCACGGTGTTGTTGAGGCAGGTGGAATTAAAGTAAGAGTTCTAGGTGATGACAGCGACTCTTTTAAGTTCAAAATTAAAAGAAATAAAAAATAACATTTAAAACTATTTAAAATGGCAATTACGGCAAGAACGTCGTTTCAGGCTGCTCCAGTGCAGCAGGTTACGTCGGCAAACTATCTAGACATCCAGAACAACGGATGGGCTCAGCAGTATCTTCCGGACCTAATGGAAAAAGAAGCAGAAGTATACGGACAGCGTACTATCTCTGGTTTCCTTTCTCAAGTTGGTGCTGAAGAAGCTATGGCAGCTGATCAAGTTATCTGGACAGAGCAGGGACGTTTACACCTATCATACGAGTGTGATATGGTAGATGTTACTGCAAGTACAATTAACATCACTAAGGACATTGATGGTGTAACAAGAACTACAGACCACGGTATCCGTGTAGGTGACCAAGTATTAATCTCAGGTGGATCTGGTCCTACTATTACGGCTCGTGTAAAAACAGCTGCTGCAGCTAACCAGGAAATTACAGTAGAGCCTTACGGCTACGCACATATGACTAACGCAGGTTACGTAAATGGTGACAACGCTTGTAAGATCTTAGTATTTGGATCTGAGTACGCTAAAGGAACTGCATACCTTGGTGGACGCGCTAACAAGCCTGCATTCACAACGTTTACTAACAAGCCGATCATTCTTAAGGACATGTACGAAGTATCAGGTTCTGATGTATCGCAAGTTGGTTGGGTTGAGATCTCAGGCGAAGACGGCGAAAGCGGTTACCTATGGTACCTAAAAGCTGAAAGTGAGACTCGTTCTCGTTTCGGTGATTACTTAGAGATGAGCATGATTGAATCTGAGCTTACAGCTGGAGCCTCTACCATTGCTCTTCCAACTGACGGTGGTGCTGGTACAGCAGGTACTGAAGGTTTATTTGCGGCTATTAAAGCTCGTGGACACCAGTCTTCTGGTATCAGCGGAGTTAACGCTGCTACAGACCTAGCTGAGTTCGATGCTATCCTAGCTGAGTTCGATAAGAACGGTGCTATCGAGGAGAACATGATCTTTGTAGATCGCTCAACAGCTCTTGCTATTGACGATATGCTAGCATCAATGAATTCTTACGGTGCTGGTGGTACTTCTTACGGAGTATTTGAGAATGACGAAGACATGGCACTTAACCTAGGTTTCTCTGGGTTCCGTCGTGGATCTTACGATTTCTACAAGTCTGACTGGAAGTACTTAAACGATCTAGCTACTCGTGGTGGAATTAATGCTGCGGCTTCTTCTTATGGAGACGATATCCGCGGAGTATTTATCCCAGCTGGTACTACTTCTGTATACGATCAATCATTAGGTAAGAACCTTAAGCGTCCTTTCCTACACGTTCGTTACAGAGCATCGAAAGTAGAAAGCAGAAAAATGAAGACTTGGATTACTGGTTCTGTTGGAGCAGTTACATCTGATCTTGACGCTATGACTGTAAACTTCTTATCAGAAAGATGTTTAGTAACTCAAGGCGCTAACAACTTCATGTTGTTAAACTAATAACTATATTTGACGAAACTACCTCACCTTCGGGTGGGGTAGTTTTATATTAACTTTTATTATATTATATTATGGCAAAAAAGAAAACAGCAGAGGTTGTAGAAGAACCTCTATTAGAAGATACAATCGTAGCGGAACCGCAACCAGTGGTTACTAAACCAAAACCAGTTGCTAAAAAAGACAGCGCTAACGAATGGGAGATTAAAGATAGGACATATATACTTCGACACGGTTTATCGCCTCTTAGTAAATCTATTAAGAGTGCTAACATATACTATTTCGACGAAGAAAAAGGATACGAAAGAGAGTTGAAGTACTGTTCTAATCAAAGAACTTGCTTTGTTGACGAGATGCAAGGTGATCAACGTTTAGATCACATTGTTTTTAGAAATGGGGTTTTAATGGTACCAAGAAATAAAGTTACTTTACAGAAACTATTGTCTTTATACCACCCAAGTAGAAACAAAGTTTACATGGAACTTAAGCCTCAAGTTATCGCTGAATACGAAATCAGTAATCTTGAATTAGAAATTAGCGCTTTAAACGCGGCTCAAAACTTAGATATTGAGATGGCTGAGGCGGTGTTAAGAGTAGAGGTTGGTTCTAAGGTATCAGAGATGAGTTCTAAGGAGCTTAAGCGAGATATACTACTATACGCTAAGAAAAATCCTAAATTGTTCCTAGAACTTGTTAAAGATGAAAACGTAATGCTTAGAAACTTTGGTATTAAAGCTGCAGAGCTTGGTATTATAAGGTTATCACAAGATCAAAGAACGTTTAAGTGGGCTTCTAACGATAGAAAGCTAATGACGGTTCCTTTTGATGAGCATCCTTACTCAGCGCTTGCCGCTTGGTTTAAGACTGACGAAGGTATGGAGGTTTACTCCAATATTGAAAAAAGATTAAAATAATAATCACTTAGTTGGGTGGCCACCCTTCGGGGTGGTCACTAAACTATAAAAACGAATTATGGCAATAAGTGTAGATACAGTTTATCAAAGAGTTTTAGCTCTAGCCAACAAGGAACAAAGAGGCTACATTACTCCTCAAGAGTTTAACTTATTGGCCAACGCGGCTCAAATGGCAATATTTGAGTCGTATTTTTATACAAAAAACCAAAGAGAAAGAGCGGAACCAGATAGAACTAACGAAGTCACGGAGACTGATATCTCAGAATTAATGGATGCTAAATTAGCTCCATTTCAGTCTTTTGAAGCTGTTACCAGTGGGCACACGTTCCCAGCCACCGTCACCGTAGATGGAACCGCTTACGATGTGTTCCAAACAGGTACTGTGTTTCTAGGAGATGAGCCGTGTCAAAAGGTCTCAATGTTTGATGCGCAAAGATTGCTCAAGTCTAGTAGGCATATGGCAACAACTGACGGACAATCTCCTATATATACCAACAATAGAGTTAGTGGGAGAGATATAGTAGTTTATGCTGGTAGCACGCAAGAAGAAACATCAAATGTAACGGTTGAGTGTTTTAGAGTTCCAGTGACCGCTAATTGGGCTTACGTAGTAGTTAACGATAAGGCTTTGTATAATTCAACACTAGCGGTGGATTTTGAACTACATAAATCAGAGACAGATACGTTAGTTAATAGAATACTCCATCTAGCCGGTATCGTGTTAAATAAAGTAGGGCTATCGCAAACAGCAGCTACAATGTTTGCATCAGAAGGTCAAACGCAAAATACATAATTAAATGGGTGTAACAATAGATAGATATCATCAATACTACGCCGATGGCGGTGATCATGGTTCTTATAGACAAATAAGTTTACAAGAAATTATTGACTCGTTTAACGCTACGTATGTTGGCGAAGGTAAAATATGTGAAAAAGTAACACTAAATGATGTTACATTTCACGCGATTAGAGGTTTACAAGAGCTTAGTTACGATACTCTTAGATCTGCTAAAGATTGGGAAATCGTAGTACCGTCTACATTGGTTATGGTTATGCCCGTTGATTACGTTAATTATATAAAGGTTTCTTGGAGCGACGGTAACGGCATTGAAAGAATACTTTATCCAGAAACAAAAAGCAGTAACCCTAGAGACATAAATACCGCTATGACGGACTTTGGCGCGTTTGCAACTCTTGGTGATGACACCGATTTAGCTAGTGATGAAGAATCAGCGATGTGGGATTCTTACAAATCACAAACGGTAAGTGATATAGGTTCTGTAGACGCTGATGATATGGACGATGAGTATGGAAGATTAGTTGGTGGTAGATATGGTTTAAACGCGCAGTTTGCTCAAGCTAACGGATCATTTTATATTGATGAAGATGCAGGTAGATTTCATTTTAGTTCGAATCTAGCTGGTAAAACATTAGTACTAAAATATCTTAGCGATGGTATTATTTCGACAAGTGCTGTTAATTCAACTATACAATTAAATAACAGTTACGTACCAAAGCTCGCTGAAGAGGCGATATACGCGCACATATTGTACGGGGTTTTATTTGCTCGTAAAGACACGCCTGCTGGTTTATTATCAGAAATAAAAAGAAGAAGGTTTGCTGAAACTAGAAAAGCAAAACTTAGACTTTCAAATATAAAGATCGAAGAATTAACTCAAGTGTTTAGAGGAAGCTCTAAAATAATTAAACATTAATATATGGCAACTTTTTCGAGAAACTTCTCTAAAGCTAAGATGAACAAGGATCATGACGAGAGAATTGTTCCTCCAGGAGAGTATAGAGATGCGACAAATATAGAAATAGCTACATCAGAAGGTAGTAACGTTGGCGCTGCTCAAATATTGATGGGTAATACGCTACGAAACGTTGTTGATGCTCAGGCACATACCGGGCAGCCGGCACTCGTAGACACATCAGATAACGCGACATGCGTCGCATCGATCGAATCTTTAGATAGAGATAAAATATACTACTTCGTGCACGACGGCGCTAATACCACTGGTAGTTACGTTAAAAAAGACTACATTATCGAGTACGATCCCGTGCTTGAAGTAAATAAATATGTATTTGTAGATATTTACGAGGTAAATACAACTAATGCGCTTAGCTCTGCAGCGGCTGGTATAGATGGAACAAACTACTTGTATATACCAATTGACGATCCTGTTACAACTCCACTACCAACGACCCCACACATTAATAACAGCGGAGTAAGAATAGGTATGACTATGACAGGTGGAGGTCATACAACCTCAGATAACATGGAGGTTAGTGACATTCAGATTACATCTGTAACAAACGGTAATGTACAAACGTATTATTGGAAAATCTACTTTACTAAAAACCTAACGTGGGCGGGTTTAACTGAAGGAGTTGCGCTACAGTTTAAAGCGCCTAGGGTGTTAGAGTTTGATCCCAATGTCTATATATCTGGCATAAATATATTAGACGATTTTATATTTTGGACTGACAATGTTAATGAGCCAAAAAAGATAAACATACCTAGATCAATAGCCGGTACAGGAGGAATTCATTACTTGAATAATGGTGGCATAAATGGCTACGCTAACGGAAGCCCTAATTCTGGTATCTTTAATGGTGAATATGAGTTTTTTCATACTAGATTAACAACCGGTGAAGCTGGTGGTTTACGAATAGCTAGAAAAGATAGTGGACGTAAAGCTGTGTACGTAGAAAAGAAACATGTTACAGTAATTAAAAAAGCTCCTACACAACCGTTAGAGCTTAATATGTACACGAGTTCCGCGCCAAGATTTGCTGAGGGCGCAACTACGCCAAACTCAACAACGGGATTTATACCTAACTTAAATTTATTTGAGTTTATAACTTTTGGTTTACCTTTCCAAGTAGGTGACCAGTTAACACCAAGTTACTCAAACGTTGACACAACGGGTATTACACTAGAGGCTTCAAGTGCTAGCACGACGGTATTTTTAGTTGGTGCAAATCCAAACATTGCACCTGGGGTTACTGTTAGTGGTACAGGTATATCTGGTTCTCCATATGTTACCGCTATAAGTGCTAATCAAATTACGCTATCTTCAGCACAAACAATAGGCGCGGGTGTCACGCTAACGTTCGCTGGATCTCCTCACGTGGCGGGTACAGGTATACAGTTTACTGAACCCAAGGATTTTAGAGTAGGTGATATATTGAGATTAATACCGGCAGAGTCAGACGGCAATAATATAACATCAGATAGTTACGCCCTTAGAGTAAAAATACTTGCTAACGAAGACGGGGTCGGTCCGTCTAATAATCCAAATGAACTTCAGTCTCTATATAAAGGCGTTATTTTAAGTATAAGAGGTAATATTACACCTGCACAAAAAAGCTTTAAAGCTGTGTTAGAAGACTCTGACAGTTTGTTTGAGTTTAAGTTCCCTAGATTTTCTTACAGGTATAAATACCAAGATGGTGAATATTCTACTTTTGCTCCATGGTCAAGAGTGGCGTTTTTAGCCGATACATATAATTTCTCGCCTTCTCAAGGATACAACCTTGGTATGTCTAATCAATTAAGATCTTTAGTGTTAAAAGGCTATCACGCTGGAGAAGACAGAATGATGGAGGACGTAGCGGAAATTGATATACTTTACAAAGAGACAAATAATCCTACCGTATACACCGTTACTACCATAACACCTAAAGATACCACACCAGGGCTTTGGCCAGTGCCAGGTCAACTAGACGGTGAGCACGAGCAAAGAGGTTCTATAGAAATAACAACAGATCTGATACACGCTGTAGTACCTTCAAATCAACTTTTAAGATCTTGGGATAATGTTCCTAGAAAAGCTTTAGCACAAGAAATCAGCGCTAATAGATTAATATACGGTAACTACTTACAAAATTTTAACGTACCTTCTCTGCCAGAGATTGTCGCTGGTTACGACGCTGTGTCTATTACTACTGAAAGTGATATAATATCGCCGTCAGTTAAGTCTATGCGAACATACACTCTTGGTGTAGTCTACAGTGACGAGTACGGTAGAGAAACTCCCGTGCTATTCAATGGAGATAGCGATAATGGTGTTATGATACCTAAGGACGCATCAAGTAAGAAAAACTTGTTAACCTGTAGATTACACCCTGACACCAATATACCTAGTTTTGCTACTCACTTTTCTTATTATATTAAAGAAACTTCTACAGAATACTACAACCTTATTATGGATAGGTGGTATAACGCAGAGGATGGTAACGTGTGGATATCATTTCCTTCTTCTGAAAGAAACAAAATTAAAGAAGAAGATTTTCTTGTATTAAAAAAGA